CCTCATCTTCGTAATCGCCGAACTTCTCTGGCTCGACTGGATCAGGCAAGATCCAACGCGGATAAGAGGGAACATCTGTAATCATAAATAGCGCAATGCCTTCAGTAAATCCTGCTTTGCGTAATGACTTCCAATACTCATGCAACCCAATGCAGTAAGCATCAAGCTTTGAGTAGCCCTGTTCCTCTAGCTGCTTAGTAGGTTTCCTTGCCATAGGAAAATTATCGCTCTAGGAGAAGGTTATAAATCTCATCGACACGCCCGTTAAGTCTTTTAATCTCAGACATAAGGTGTGTAATGACAAAGCCAGCCAAGCCACCCAATGTTACGAGTGTGGCTATATAGAGCTGGAAGAAGTCTGCCTGCGTCACTTCTTGATACCCATAGAAGGATCATTAGGTGAAAGGTAGCGCAGTACAGGTGGAAGGATAGAAGCAACACCAGCTGCGATGAGTGCCTTAGGGTCTGTTACTCCTGCTGCATACATCGAGATTGTTGCTACTAAAAAGGCTCTAGCCCAAGATCCTGCTGCTGTCTTTAGTTCATTCATTACTTGCTCCTAACATAGGTATCTGAAAAAAAGCCCCATCATTGTCAGCTTCTTTCGCAAACGAGATGTGACAGTGGTGGTTGTGTTTGTTAGCCCCTGTGTACTCTCGCCATGCCCAACCCTTTTTGCTTGAGGCAATTCGACCATCAAAGATAATGTAGGTAATTCTGCGTTCCTTTTTAGACTTGCATAGGAGACGAATCTGATCTGCAATATCTGGCATGAGGTCTGGTTTGCTCCTACCACTGACATCACGATCAACATCGATGGCACGAACCCAGCCATTAGCATCGGGATTATGATCGCTAGGCTTAGCCTGATGTCGGGTATCACCAATCCAACCATCCGATGTGCGGTCACGACTTGGGAATGTGTCATCGAACTGCTCGCGTAGTTGCTTGGCAGCTTTACTTAGTTGTGGCTTCATCCAAGTAACAAAACCGCTTCTTCAGCAGTGATGCCTAACTTAGCCAGTAGTGCAGTCTTAGCTTCAGCCTTGACTGCTGCTTCTGCTTCAGCTGCAAGGCGATCTACTTCTGCCTGTGCCTGTGCTGCAATTTCATCGGCTGTCAGTGGACGCTCGATGACTTCGCCTGTAGCGCAGTTCACTTCGATTGCTGTTGTCATGTTTGCTCCTTATGATTTCGATATGCCGTAAAGGGTAAAAGTTGAGTACTGAACATAATTTCCTGCACCTAAATACATCTCAATAGAAGTAATAGCAGCAGTATTAGACCAGAGTCCAGCGGCTACCTGAATATATGCAGCGGTTGCATTATTCTCGGTTACTGCATCTGTTGATAAAGATTTATTAAGAGCAGAAGTGTAGTTTGGAATATAAACTTCACCATTACTAAAAGTGTTTGCAGTAGCGTTAGCAGATACTGAGTTTGCTCCCCATACTAAGGCACTTGATGCATTGTTGGCTGAAGTAGCAGCCGATCCATCACCTTGCAAAAGACGAGATGAGTACCCAGATGTTGAGCCATTAAAACGGATGTTAATATCTTGAAAGTTGGCTGCATAAGTAGCTCTTGCAGAAACTTTAATAACTAAATCAGTGTAGGTCGAAGGAATAGAAGTAAACGAAATTGTGCTAGAGCCACCTGCTGCCGTTACGGATGCAATCTTGGTAAATGTAGTAGGCATTATGCCGCCTTAATTCCGTAGAGGGTGAACATTGATCCAGTGGAATAAGATGATCCACCTGAAATAGTGAGCTCAATAGATGTTATTGCTGCAGTGTTACGCCATAAATTAACACTTGCCATAGATGCTTCCGCAGTGTTGCTGCTTCTGCCTAAAATAGTTTTATTGGTAGTGGCGTTACTGTAATTGTTGATATTAAAAATAACAGTAGTTGGGTTTGTCCAAAGGTTTGTATAGAAACCAGTAAAAGCATAGTTTTCATTAGAGTTTCTATATGATCCAGTAGTAGTTCCATTACCCCAAAGGATAGTTCTTGAGTAATTAGTACCAGTATCGCCGTTTAATCTGATAGCAATCTGCCCTGTTGTAACCGAAGTGACAGCATTGCAGACAAGGATAATGTCTGTATAAGCACCTGAAATAGATGAAAAAGTTACTGAACTTGCAGAACTACCTAAAGTTTGCGTTGCTATCGGCTCGTATGTCGATGGCATGATTACCCCTTAATTCCATAGAGGGCGAATGATGAGTATTGGGCAAAGTTGCCGCTATTGGATGTAAAGGTTAAAGAGGAAATAGCCGTTTGAGTTGTTTCCAATCCTGATTCTAAAGCTACTGCACCTGATCCATTATTGTCCACACCGCTTAAAGCGCGAGATGTTTTGGTCTTGTTAGTATCTAAGTAGTCCAGAATATCTACAACTCCGACACCGAATTGAGCCGTACCACCTAGATAAACATATAGGCCACCGCTTACGCCGCTTGTACCTGTTGCCGATCCTGTACCGTAAAGATCGTGTCTTGCTTCTCCTGCACCGCCGTTGATTGACATTATTGCAGCACCGAACGCACCAGCATCACCAGTTTTAGCCAGGATGCGAATCTGTAAATGCTGATAAGTAGATGGAATACTGCTAAAGGATGCCGTAGATGCTCCACCTGCTCCAATGGTTACAGTGGCAATCGACTCGTAAGAGTTAGTCGAAGCTGGTATACCACTAGAAGCGATAACACCAATAAGAGAATTCAGCATTACGCAATTCCACCTACTACAACCCAAGAATCAGTAGCGATCTTAATGCAAGCTGCTGACTTGTAACGGGCAAGGACTGGAGCTGCAAGGACTGCGCCTGCGCTTACTACAGTTGTAGTACCAGAAGTAACAGCATTAATTGTAGTTACTCCAGCACCCTTCTGATAGACAAGCAAAGTTGTGCCAATAGGAAAAGCGTAAGTCGCATCGGTTGGGATGCGGAAAGTGTTAGCCGATGCATTGTCCATCGTAACAATAGCGTTTAGTCCGTCTGCCTTTACCGCTGTGTAAGTAGTGCCAGTCTGGGCATTAACTGTTAAACCTGCAAAAGATGCATCAACAGAGTCACCTAGTGTCTCAATGGCTGTCGCGCCATTCTTTACTAGATCGCTAGATGTAGGAACAGTCCAGCCAAAATTAGGTGTTGTAGTTGCCATTAGGTTAGTGCTCCAGTCGCGTTAGTCCAAGTAAGTGTACCATTTACGCCAGTCCAGATTAGTGAAGCTGGCAATACTGTTTCCCATTGTGTAGTGCTGAGTGAGAAGTCTGTAGCTGAGACATAAAGAGTAATCTCTGTAAAACTAGGAGTTGCCCGTAATGCCACATTCTCTACAAAGCCATCAAAGGTTCCAGACAAAAGATTGCTAGGCAAGTTGCTAATCAATACAGGCTGACCAAAAAAGACACCAATAAGGCTGTCAAGCATGGCACTCGGCATGTCGGGATTATCTAAACGGAAGGTAATCGCACCTAATGATCCGCGTGGAGTCTTACGCAGTGCAAGTTCTCTAGCGGCAATATCCGTGATGTCTGCAAGATTCTTAATGTTAGAGTCCACAGACCGCTCAAAGAGCCCGTATGTGGCTATAGAGTCGGTATCAGAGGTACTGTAGGTGCTGGCGTATCCTGTGGCGTAGCGATAGATAAGGCTGTTACGGATGCGTGCAACTTGAGTTGTTGCGGTGATAGAACTTGGTGTTGCATATGAGCCATCAAGGTTAGTAAAGCCGTTTGCTGCAAGATAGTTAGATCTGTGGTCTGCATCGTCATAGGAAACATCCCCGTCCTTTTCCTCATAAATCTGACCCAATGCGCTGTTAGCAATCTGGTCTGCAAGCGTCTGAGACTTAGCAGAAGCGTTAGCAGCTAGAGCAATCATCGTATAGAAGCCTGTGTCAATAGTGCCGATGTAGGACTCGGCATCTGCCCAAGTCACAGTAGGCGGATAAGTATCCCAAGTAACAGTAGGTGTGACCTCTGCCCATGTCAGGTTGAGCGCACCGCTTAGAATGGCTGCGATCTGTGCTCCGTCCAAACCTTCTGCAAGGGCTGTGTTATAGATAGCCTTAGTAAGTCTGGCAAGTGAGCCAATGCCTAAAATCGTGCCAGTAGTAATGTAACCTGCTTCTTCTGGGCTTCTCACACCAATGTTGAAGTCTGATACTTCTCCACCGAATACAGTGACATAAGTGCCAGATGAGTTTTTAAGCTCTAAAAGGATTGGCTCTGTGACATTGATGGTAAAAGGTGAGTTGTCTGTATTGACTATTGTTACTTGGCAGTAACCTGCTGTAGGTTGGCGATCAATGTCTAAGCGACCAGAAGCATAGGAAACAGAGGTGACAGTCGTATAGACATCATCACCTACTGTCACGCGCCATTCTGGAAACCATGTCATTATGCAGTAACTCTCAAAGTTCCACGATCGATAGCTTGTTGCAAGGTTTGGTTCATGAGTTCCGCTGCTGCGTTAGGGTCTCCGACAACGCCAAAGTTATTTACGATGGTAACTGGAGTGCCAGAAGATGAAGATGTAGCAAAAGGATTTTTACCACCAGCAAATAAGTCTGCATACATGGCTGAGTTTAGATCCTCAAAGTATTGCAATTCTTGATTACTAAATGCTTTAGGTGCTCTAACGCCACCAGCCCCAGAGATAGGGTTTAAGCTGCTAGGCATAGAAGGTGCACCTAAGGATGCTGCGCCACCGCCGCCAACAGGCATGGCAATCTGCTTTAGTAAATCCAATGCTTCCTTCAGGTTATCTATGTTGATCAGATCCTTAGGCTTTAGGGTCTCAAGGATTGATTTAATGTCCTTGAGTTTTATGTCTTGATTTTGTAATACGCCTAAGACCTTAAGATCTTCATTTAACTTAGCCGTTGCAGCTTTAATGGATGCTTCATCCTTAGAAGCGATTGCTTCCTCAAGGGCAAAGATGGACTTCTTGACATTTAGGCGAGCCGTGTCATTAGCGATCTGGAGTAACTGTGCACCATTAGTTGCCTTGCCTAGTTGCTCAGCTTGATTCTTGAGAGCTGCTGCGTTCTGAATCTTGTCCATGTCAAAGACTTCTTCAGATTTACCAAGTGCTAGGTTAGCCTTATCGATTGCTAATGCAAGTCTTTTGTTCTTTAGCTGGGCTGCTGTTTCCTTGGTGATTGCCTTAGATTGGGAAAGCCCCTTCTTTTGAGCAGCGTTAGTTGCAACCTGAGCCTTATAGACCTCAGCATAAACTCCACCGAAATTGCCTTGTGCTTTAGCATCTGCTAACTGATCTGCTCTAGTTGCTGCTTGTAGATCGCGTATTGATTCTAAAGGATTACCAGCGGCTAAGATGCTTATGTTACGAGCTAGGCGGGCAATTCTTACAATCGCTGTGCTTATCTTAGTAGATAGGCTCTCAATTAATTCGATAGTTTTAGGTAATCCATCGCTTCCGCTGAGAGTGCCGACAGCGGTAAAGAGAGATTCACCAATAGCCTCAGAAGCATTGTTAGTTGCTACCTTGAGTTTAGCAAGAGATCCTGCATAGCCTTCTGCTGCTGTAATTGCTTGACCTGCGAACAAAGTAGATAGGCGAGCACTAATCTCTTCAAAACTGCCAGAAGATAGCTCTGCTTTGCTAAGTCCTACACCTAAGCGACCTAGTGCTTGAGTCTGACCTAAATAAGCCTTTTGCAAGCTTTGTGAAACTTGAGTAAGAGTCTTGCCTGTACCTGCTGAGACATCTAGCGCAAGGCTTAATAACTTCTGCGATTCAGTAATTGATGATGTCGCTCTGAGCAAGCGATCCATGGCAGGGCGCAGCTCATCATCCAAAACACCTGTTTGTTTTTCAAGGTTTGAGATGTAATCATTTATCTCTTTAGCTGAGCCGTTAAAGCCAAGACCAAGGTTCTCTAAAGTATTGGCAAGGGATTGGGCAGCCTTTTGATCTTCTGCAAAAGCCTTAGCAGCGTTTACTCCATACACTAAAGCCTTCTGAGCAAGGTAGGCTGCACCTAGACCTTTAGCCAGATTCTTTACAGACTTAGTGAGAGCTGCTGTTGCTGTTTCGGCTTGCTTAAATGCTGGCTTGCCTACAAACTCCGCTGCAATATCAATGACTATGTTAGACATTAGTTACACCTTTGCTCTTGCGTTAAGTTTGTTAGCTGCAGATTGGATAGCCTTAAGGACTGCATCTCTCGCCTTGCCGTTGTTTTCCTCATAGGCACGGAATAAGGCGCGACCTTCCATCTTGCCGTCACCCTTCATAGATGACCCGTACTTGTTGTTTTGATTCTGTACAAAGCGACTGGTTGGAGTCTTGCGCCCCATAGTTTCGTAAATTGCTCCAGCAGCAGTTTTGTTAAAGACCCTAGCCAAAGATCTAAAACCTCTGCGATTAGGCTTAGATGGTGTTGTCTTATACCCAACGCCAGCCTTAACGAGCCGAGCGTTGTAACTAGGAAATCGAGCTTGAGAGTTTTCTCTAGCAAGCCATCCGCTAAGTACTTGTCCGTCATCTGGCAGATAGCCCTTAGCAGTCTTTGTAATAGGTTTTAAGGCTGCTGCAACCTCTTTGGGTAATGCTTTGGCAAGGTCAGGACTAAAGGCGCGTAGTGATTTTCTAAGAGCGATACCGCCCTTTACGCTTGCTGGCATCGCTCACCTCTTTCGCTTCATCCTTGAGCCCTTGCACTAATGCATCGAGCATGGTCTTATCTAAATCTAATAACTGCTGTGGCGAGATCCCTAACCTAATGCTCAAGCGAGCGATTAAGTAGGTGAACGGGAGATCTCGCTTTAAGCTAAAGGGTCTGAGTCCAAAACTTCGACGGACTTTAATCCTTCGATGAACTCAATTCCGAAAGGCTTAACAGTTTCACCTGACCTGCGTGTTACTTCCCATGCTAACCAATAGACATCGCTCTGCTTTTCTTCATCGCGGAACGCCTTGTGGAAGCCCTTTTTAGCGTACTGCTCGAATGAGTACTCCACGGCTGGAGTAATCTCGCCTTCCAATACGCTTCCATCTGTACGAACTATCTTTAGTTTTGCCATGGTTTGCCCCTTTGTTAGTTGATTACGCTGATGCTACTACGATTGTGCCATTCACATTCCATGTAACAGATTGTGTTGAAAGATCGCCAACTGCTCCGTTAATAGGTGTGATGTTATTTACCAAGCATGACATTGTGTAAGAAGGGTTTGTAGCTCCGACTGCTGCTGATGTCTGCTTAATTACAACTGTTGCAGATGTTCCCCATAGAGAGTTCAACTTCTGAAGTGTCTTGTTTGTTTCTGCATCGTTGAAGAAGTCAATCGTTACAGATGATGCTTCTAGACCCTTAACAAACTTGTGACCTGAGTCACCCATTGCTGTAACTTCTAGCTCATCGAATGATCTATTAATTGTGACTGCGCTAACTAGGCTAGAGAGATCAACCGCATCCACAGTTACACTCACGCCATTTGATAGATAAACTGCCATTTGGTTATTCCTCTTCTTTCTTAGTTACTGGCTTTGCAGCCGCTGGCTTTACCTGACCGATTTTGATCAGGAATGCTTCGTTCTCTTTTTCCCATTGTTCCAATTCGGTCATGGTTTAGCTCCAACTCGTAAGGATTGATACGGACATCTCGCAGCTGAGTAGGTCACCCGATGCAGCGTTGAGAATACTTGGTGCGCTGATTGCGCTTACATTATAGACGAGAGAAGATGCTGCAAGCTTTGCGAACACGCTACAAACTGTATCTTCTATCCCGTTAAGGTTGCCTTCATTATCAAACAATGGCACAGTCATGATGATCTTAAAGTTAGCCATTGGACTAATGCCAATGTGTTGATTGTTGCTAGGTGTTAGGTAAGGATCATCTGGAGAAACAATTACAGAGTTAGCCAGGACTGTCGCAGGTGGAAAAGCAAAGGTTTGCCACTTAGCGTTATCTACTAGAGCAGTGGCTAATGTGGTTCTAAGAGTAGTGACGGCAACGGGCATTATCCCACCATCGATGTAGGCGCAAGTGCATGCGCGATTAATCCTCGCACCTTAGCGAGAAGCTGTGCGCTCATTCGGTAAGGGCTTGGCTGGAAATCGACTGCGTTACTGCCTGAAAGGGTGGCTGTACGCGCTTGCCAGATTTCTACAGATATCATCAAAGCTGCGTTCTGAACTGCCGTGTCTGTTGTCCAGTCTGTGTAAGTCTCTGCTGTTACTGTGCCAAAAGGCTCAATAGGATGCTTAGGTTGAATTGTGCTGTGATTAGTTGCAACTGAAATTGAATACTCTCCAACAGTTGCAATGGTCTTAGATCCATTGTATCGATTGCCTGAATTGGCAATAGTTACAGTCTGTCCAACATAAAAAATGTCTGTGACAGGAATGTCAAAGTATAAAGTTCCTTCATTCACAATGTTGCTATGTGCTACTGCAAACCATTGAGGCTTCCAGAGCATTGGAAGCAGGACATCATCTGCTGCATCGCAGACTTCCTGCAAGGTGGCATCTGGGTACAGCGTACCGACTCCGAGTGTTGATCGGAGTTCTGCGACTGTTGTAAGTGCCATGATGTCCTTTCTAAAGACCCGAGGGAGTCAGAGGGCTACTGACCCCCTCGAGCGACTTAGTTGCTAGTAATTACGCTACTGCGAAGCGGCGAACGCCCTTACCTGACTTAGCAACATAGAGTGCTAGGTATCCGTAAAGGTTGATTTCGATTTCGCCTGAAGTAAGAACGTTCACGCGAAGTTGTGTTGTTGGTGACTCCCACGCATAGACAGAAGATGGTGCAACCAAGAAGGCTGAGTCATCTGCGATGCCTGAAGCTGAGATGTTGTGATCCACGATTAGATCTGTACCAAGAACTCCACCACGAACAGATGTTGCTACTGCTACACCTGAAGCGTTGTATGTTGGGCCTTGTGCTGAATAAAGTGCGCGGCCTGTTGTGTCTGCGTATCCTGCGATAGCTGCCCACTGGTCTGTTGAAGCGACTAGCTTGTTAGCAAAGTCTCCGCCTGTACCCTTGTAAGCTGCTGCGCCTTCTACAGAAATGAATGACTGAAGTCCTGCGGCTGTTGTAGCAACATTCGTTGCAGCTGTTCCGTCTGAAATGAATTTAGCGATAAGAGCTGCATCTGTAGCCTTCTCGTATGCCTTGCGAAGTTCGACCATCATTAGTTCCATGAATGCTGGAGATGAACGGTCCACGAGCTCGAAACTCACTCTTTGAAGTCCACTGAACTTTTCCACACTGATCGTGTCATAACTTGAGGTCATCCCTGTTTCAGATGGAGCAGCACCTTCGTTAGTGTCTGCAACTGTTGGAGCAGTGTTAGCTGTTGCATTATTTACATACAAGCGTGGAACTGTGAATGACATACCTGACTCAGTTAGAGCTTGACGTGTCACAGCTTCAAATGCTGGACGGCCCGTAAAGGTGTCAGTAATGAATGTGTTTAGGTGTGGTGCAAGTGTAAGACCTGTGTTTGTTGATGTTGAATCATCTGCAGCGCGAACGATGCGGCGTGATTCGTCATCGCCTAGAGCAGCCTTGATGTTAGCTTCTAGGTATTGTGCTGATGTGATTGGTGCTACGCGCTCGCGCACGAATGTAGTTGCTGTCACTACAGTTGGACGAGCAGCTTCAACCGCTGCTGCTTCTACTGCTGGTGCTGCAACTGTCTCTGGAGTATTCTCCACAGCTGTCTCGCTTTCTGTTGTGTTTTCTTCTACGACCTCTGGAGTTTCCTCAGCCGCTACATCAATAACCTGAGCAGATTTAAATGCTGGCTCTGTTACTAATGAAACCTCTAGCAGTTTGGCAGCGGATACAAACATCACATTGCCCTTCTGCTTTGACTTAATTACTTCTACGCCTACTGAAAGACCTGACTGTAATCCTTCTTCTGCAAGGATTAAAGCTTCTGATCCACGATTAGATCGTGAGACCTTAAATGATGCGTAGATACCATCTTCTTGCTCTGTAAATTGTGTAGCCTTGCCTAATGGCTGGCGTGAGTCGTGCTGATTAAGCAACTTGATAGTCTTAGGATCTTCTGGAAGTGCGATTGCGCCCTTCTCGAATACGACCTTACCTGCTGAAGTGTTACCGACTTCGCCTGTACCTGCTGGCACGATCTTGCCTGAGATTAGTCTTTCCTCAACATTGGCAATAAGGCCAGCTGTAAATGTAATTACTTGGTTTTCCATTATTCGATTCCTTCGCTGCCGTTAGGTGTTAGATCTTCCATCTCCATGGCTTGCTCTACGGTGATTAAGCCAAGAGATAACATCTTCTCAATTACTAACAAACGCTCCATAGGTTCTACTGCTAAGAATGATGAATCGACATCAAACTTGACCGCGTTGCCACGAGCTGTAATGTCATCCATTGACAGACGATCCTCAATAGCACAGACATAAGGTGCAAGGCTTAAAGAGTAGAACTGTTTACGCTCGTCTAAAACATTTGCATAAGTCATGCTCTGGTTTGCTTCTGCCGATAGCAAGTAAGCAGGAACATTACACAAACGAGAAATCTCCGTTGCTAGGAATTGTTGTGCTTCGTCATACATCATGTCTTTAGGTGAGAATGATGTTGGTTGATATTCCAAAGTAGATGTTAAGTAAGCAGTGCTGCGATTGTTGCGAGCGTTTTTCCATGCAGCAAGTAATCCAGCAACTTCTTTAGGATCTAAATCGGCTCCGTTGTTCCGTAGCACTCCGCTAGGCATTGGAGTCGATGCTGCTAAAACTGCTGCTTTGCGAAGATCGATTGCAGCTCTAATTGTTTCAGATCCGCGCTCTAAAATACCTTCATCAAATGCTTGGAATGTTACAAGTGATCCAAGTCCTGACATTGGAACAGCTTGTGCTTCGATGTAATATTGAGTTACTTCCATGCCGTAAAGATCAGTTGTAAATGTAACCTTGACATTTGGAATCCACTTAAAGCGAGAAGGGCGGCCATCTTCTGCATAAACTTCTGTTACTTGCCAGTAAGCCACACCGTACATTAATAATGAATCAACAGTCCATGCCATTGTTACTGAACGCGGTTGGTTAATTGCTGGCTGATCAACCCAGATTGGGTTTCCTAATTCTTCACCTGTGGACTTACGATATAAATTAAGTGGCAGTCCACCGATAACACCGCTCAAAAGATTGCGGCACTTGGCAACTGCTGGGACGGACATAGCTTCGTTGCGTTGCACTCGTGGGAGCACATAGTTGTAAAGGGAGTTAAGATTCTCTCCCATAATTTGAGGGGCGTATTGCGCTAAAAGCGATGAACGCTGATCATTATTGATTGCTTCAGTTTTGCGAAATAGACCCATAGTCATAAAGGATACCATTTGTCAAACAATTAGACAATGTGGTAGGGGTGTGTCTAAGTATAAATCTGAGGCTTTGGCTGAGGTATCATCAGTTTACTTACTGCCATTGCGATGCCAATCGGGGCTGAAATATCGCCAGCCGATTTACGCTTGATGATTCTCCAAGCTGAGTCATTGACTTTAGCTGCGCAATTATTCATCTGCTGGATGAACTCGGCTTGGCCGTTATGGACTACTCGATGATTGACTAAGCCTTCTAGGAGATCTCCGCAGGCTTTATAGAACTGCTGCCCTGAGACATCCTCGGTAACTACACCAGCATTAGATAAACGATCTGCAATAGTCTGGGTAGCATACTTGTCATAACAGACAAGTCGTGGCTTATAAATGTCTGCCCATGCTTTGATAGAAGCAGCCATCTTTAACTCATCGATGGCTACCTGTGAGCTGTAAGTCTCTAAAATTCCAATGCCGATCCTGCCGTCAGGCAAAAGGACTCCAGCGACAAGTGACCCATTTCTTCTACTTGGACTTACATCAAAGCCAAAAACTGTGTACATCCCAGCAACTATCTCTAACTCGCTATCGCTGGTTTCTTCCAAAATTCCATGTGGCCAAGGACTGCTTAGCGAGTCGATCCATTGGCAAAGAGTTTCAGTACGGGTGTTCTCAATCGGTGAAGTAGCAATCGCTTCTTCTATGGCTTCCTCTGTAATTGTGTAACCCAGAGAAGGGTTAGCCATAGCCCAAGCAGAGCGGTCAGTTATCTTGCAATATTGTGGCGCAGAATACTCATAGAATCCGAAAGACTTGGGTGGGTAGTCGATGGCTCGTTCTCTGAGGTCATTAAGGACAGTGCTGAAAGCGTCTCCTGCATTAGAGGTAAGAAGCGTTTGAGAGTTTGGGTGAGCTCTAGTAGTTGGAGTTGCAGCTCTAAATCCATCTTCAGTGATCTCTCGGACTTCGTCGATGTAGAGTAGGCCGTTGACGCTTCGGCCTCTAGAGCCGTCTCTAGTTGCTGCCACAACATCAAGCCTTGCGCCAGATAACATCTCAATTGACTCTGTGCCGTTGGCGTGTCGGATCTGTTTGACGAATCCTTTAAGGTGGTCATTGGTCTCCAATAGGTGAGTTACTTGTCTGAAGGTGTCTAGTGCCATGCTTCTGTTAGAGCTCATGATAAGGACATTGGTATTCCACTTAATCAGGTGTGCCAATATCAACATACGCGCCAGATGTGTCTTGCCGTTCTGCCGTGCTACCAGAATCAGGTTTGTCTTACGAACCCACATGCCTTTTTTGTCCACAGTAAGCATGTCCTTTAATACCCACTCCTGCCACGGCATTAACGGCATCTTTACGATGTCACATAAGTCTTTAACATCTTGCAGCTTGTTTTCGCCCTTGAGAAGTGGACTGTGAAGCCTTGGCTTAGTTGCCCCTCGTAGGGCTTTGGATCTTTTGGGTTTATCTGTCATTGACTCGGACTGGGTCGGGTCTTAAACGGACTGTCCAGCATCGGTTCGGACTGCATCGGGGAGATATTGCCAAGAAAGACAGGGGGGGTAGCCGTCCGTGCTAAAAAAACACCCTCATTGAGCGCGCCTTTACGCAGGTTACAAGTTTTACACAGTACCCGTAAGTTTTCTAAACTGTGGTCTCCACCTACCTTGCGTGGAATGATGTGATCGATGTGCATCTCACCTTCATCTGTGCCACACAACTGGCAGCTTCTACCATCACGCATGAACACACGCTCTCGCTGTTCACGGTATCGTCTGCTGTTTAACTTATCTAGTGCCAATTCTTAGCCTTCCAATGATCTAATGCTTTGCATGGATTAGAGTATCTATGTTCTATATATGCTAAGCCCCATCGTACCTGAGCATAACCATCTTGGTTTCTTAGCCACTCACTCTTACCTTGAGGTATTCCATAGTGAGATCCATTAACAGCTTTAGGATTCCATGCTGATTCTTTACCATAGAGTATGGCTAAGCATTTATATTGTTGATAATCATAATTCAATAGATGTAATGCATATTCTTTATAAGTTACATATTGCATTGGTTTAGATCCGCCTGCTTCAGGCACGAAGCATAGAGCTATCCCAATAGCTACTAGCACCCCGCGAGCTACGCCCCGAAGGGGCTCGCGGTGAGCCTTTGAGAGGCTCTGCGCCGTTAGCGTACCATCGCTGTCAAATCCATTAGTAAAAGTCCTGCTCAGAGCGGTGTGTCGTTTCATAATGTCTCCTTATAGTTACCATGTGGATAACTTCTGTGGATAACTATTTATCTGTTGAGTAGAAGCCTTTGCCCTTAAAGTGAGTAGCTGCAGCGCCTATAACCTTAACCATTGGCTCGTTGCAATAGTTACAAAGCACTACTGGTCTATTGTGCCATCCATGATTGATCTCTTGATTAAGATTGCATCTGGTGCATTTGTAGTCATAGGCTGGCAAGTTAAGCACTTCCTTATCATGTATGACCCACATCCAGAGCATCGGTCTATGTCTGCTTCTGTGGGTTCTTTGTCTAGGTGACCGTATTTAAGTAAGAGTAATGGTAAGAGATCACCTAATCTAATTATGCAGGCATAGTCCTCTGCATGTTCTCCTTGATTATTTAGGCGCAAGATACCAAAGCCCAATTCCCCCGAAAGAGCTGTGCGTGCCTTGTATTGTCGGATGACCTCTAAAGGGCTGAACGATTTTCTCGCCTTCACCTCAGCGTCAAAAGGGACTCCTAAAATATCCTTACCATTACCCCTTCCGACAGTTGCATGTGGCCACCAAGTCGATAGGTACTCAGCTACTACGCGCTCTGTGCGGAAACCTCTGTGCTTCCTATGTTGACTCAAAGTTCTAGGTAATCCTCACAAGATTTACAGAATGCTACAAGTAAATCATCATCTCTGCGATAGTCGTTAACTTCTTGGAATTGATCGCATCGGAAACAGTTGTCAATGCCACCATAATCAATAAATGTAAAGCGTGCGCTTGGGTAATGTGCTGGTGTTATGAAGTATTTAACCATTAGCCATGTATCCTAACGCTACGCCACCGATGAACAGGCACAACACTAAGAACACTAAGAGCTTCTCTGATTCATCCATTGACTGCCTTGCACTTCCTGCATTGCCATGTGCCTGCCGTTAGTACGCCATCCTTGATAACTGCTGGGATAATAATGTCATGAGCTTCTGTCGGCTCATTGCATAGTTGGCAGTTAATTGTGGTGATAAATGGAATGTCATTTAGATCAGTCCATTCGCCATCTTTATCTATGTTATATACCTCGATGTAGCCCATTTATGCTCTCACCTTCTGTGGCTCGAACTTGCCTTGTGAATTAAGTGTGTACCACTTCGTAGGGCACTTAGCTTCTCCTATGCGCGTTGCATAGCCACAGAAGTAGCCACCCCATGCCTTGCCGTTCTTTTCACCTTCGCGCCATATCATGTGCCCATGATCGCATGATGGTGCTTCTACTGCTTCACCAGTTCCCATGATTGCAGCTACATTCTCCATAGCCTTCTCAAGTGTTACAGGTGCATTTACTACGCCTTTGTACTCATTGACAGGTGTAGTCCAGTAATCCTGATCATCTGCCTTTACTTCTTGGACAGGCGGCTTTGCTACTTTTGTAGCAACGACCTTAGTCATCTCTTCTCGGCTTGGTCTCTTTCCTTTAGGCGCATAACCTGCATTTGCAAGTGCTCTGCCGATTGCCGAAGTCTCGCAATTCTCCAATGCTGAAGTCTGATTAACACCGCGACTAGAAACTGTCTCTTCAGCGTATCCCGTTGCCCACGCAACGCCATCGCTAGCATCTTTAAATAGATACGCCTTAACAATGTATCGAGTTGCCTCGACAACTTCAAGCTCTGTTGCAATACGGAATGATGGATAGTCCTTAATAAACTTCTCAAGTCTCACCTCAACTGGTTCATAGTCGGCTAAATTAAACATATAGATCGTTCTCCTCGGTTGCTAGTTGTCCTGCGAGTGCGCCATAACTGCATAGGTCAATCCAGTTGTCGATGTGCTGGGCTGACTGATTAGTCCTTGCAAGTTTAACCAAGACCATGATCCCTGCCACCTGATAGTCGTGTATTGGTGTTTGTAAGTATGCTGAGAGCAGCATTGCTGTGTGTTGCAGGTTATCCGCAGGGTGACCGTATGAAAGCCCACGGTCACGGATCGTGTCGGTGGCTGTGAGTAAGATTTCATTAGCGCGCATCTGTTGTCACTCGCTGAAATGACTTGGCTACGATCAAGCCTTCACGCTTGCCTTCGTTAAAACCTTTAGCCCAACCTACTAAATACCATAAAGCATTAGCTGCAAGTAGCAGCACTATCATTGGCATCTCAAAGCTCATTGTTTTACCTATCTGTATCTAGTGCCCTTGACTAGCTTACGAGATTAGTGTGACAGAACTGACCGACTAATCAAGCACATTTAGGTAACGACTTTATAACCATTATCTAGGTCTGCCGTAGGACTTTCCAGCTACTATAAAAGTGCCGTCCTTTTCGATGTTAATTAGATCTACCTGAACTTTAGCTTTGTTGACATAGATGATAGCAAAAGCCTGCTGCCAGTTAGCCACGCCCTTAGTGTATGCAGCCTGCTTAAAGTCCATGAGATTACCTACTTCGACACCATGCAGGACACGCCCTATACGCCCCCCAGAAGCTTCTGAGAAGGCCGAACGCCCTGCTCTGTGAGTATGTCCTGAGATGACATTCTTACCATGCCTACGGGCTGCTTCTAGGGCTGATAAGCCCCCCTGTGGCTTGATGGGTGTGTGGTCTCCATGAACAGCAATCCAGTTAGGCGCAATAGGCATTGGGTTCTTGTGGAAGGTAATACCTAGTTCGTCAAACTTCATAAACTTCTCAAAGCGCAGCTCTGGCAATGCCCCGAATGCAGGCACTTTAGCCATGATGATGTTATACAGTCGATCTGTATGGTTGCTGCGAATGCAGTCTGTAACGCCTAAGTCCCAGAGAAGCTGCACGGCTTCGTTGCGGTCATCGTCTAGGGTCTGGGCATAACTGCCCATGCGCCCCTCTTCCCATTTACTTATCTGGGGTAGATCAATCTCATCGCCAATGGTTACTACTTGGTCTGGCTTAAACTTAGATATAAAGCTTGCAAGGTTACGGGTTGCAACCCTGTCATGGTATGGGACTTGTAAGTCCGAGACTACGACTATTCGCTTAATCGTCATCCTCATCTTCGTAATCGCCGAACTTCTCTGGCTCGACTGGATCAGGCAAGATCCAACGCGGATAAGAGGGAACATCTGTAATCATAAATAGCGCAATGCCTTCAGTAAATCCTGCTTTGCGTAATGACTTCCAATACTCATGCAACCCAATGCAGTAAGCATCAAGCTTTGAGTAGCCCTGTTCCTCTAGCTGCTTAGTAGGTTTCCTTGCCATAGGAAAATTATCGCTCTAGGAGAAGGTTATAAATCTCATCGACACGCCCGTTAAGTCTTTTAATCTCAGACATAAGGTGTGTAATGACAAAGCCAGCCAAGCCACCCAATGTTACGAGTGTGGCTATATAGAGCTGGAAGAAGTCTGCCTGCGTCACTTCTTGATACCCATAGAAGGATCATTAGGTGAAAGGTAGCGCAGTACAGGTGGAAGGATAGAAGCAACACCAGCTGCGATGAGTGCCTTAGGGTCTGTTACTCCTGCTGCATACATCGAGATTGTTGCTACTAAAAAGGCTCTAGCCCAAGATCCTGCTGCTGTCTTTAGTTCATTCATTACTTGCTCCTAACATAGGTATCTGAAAAAAAGCCCCATCATTGTCAGCTTCTTTCGCAAACGAGATGTGACAGTGGTGGTTGTGTTTGTTAGCCCCTGTGTACTCTCGCCATGCCCAACCCTTTTTGCTTGAGGCAATTCGACCATCAAAGATAATGTAGGTAATTCTGCGTTCCTTTTTAGACTTGCATAGGAGACGAATCTGATCTGCAATATCTGGCATGAGGTCTGGTTTGCTCCTACCACTGACATCACGATCAACATCGATGGCACGAACCCAGCCATTAGCATCGGGATTATGATCGCTAGGCTTAGCCTGATGTCGGGTATCACCAATCCAACCATCCGATGTGCGGTCACGACTTGGGAATGTGTCATCGAACTGCTCGCGTAGTTGCTTGGCAGCTTTACTTAGTTGTGGCTTCATCCAAGTAACAAAACCGCTTCTTCAGCAGTGATGCCTAACTTAGCCAGTAGTGCAGTCTTAGCTTCAGCCTTGACTGCTGCTTCTGCTTCAGCTGCAAGGCGATCTACTTCTGCCTGTGCCTGTGCTGCAATTTCATCGGCTGTCAGTGGACGCTCGATGACTTCGCCTGTAGCGCAGTTCACTTCGATTGCTGTTGTCATGTTTGCTCCTTATGATTTCGATATGCCGTAAAGGGTAAAAGTTGAGTACTGAACATAATTTCCTGCACCTAAATACATCTCAATAGAAGTAATAGCAGCAGTATTAGACCAGAGTCCAGCGGCTACCTGAATATATGCAGCGGTTGCATTATTCTCGGTTACTGCATCTGTTGATAAAGATTTATTAAGAGCAGAAGTGTAGTTTGGAATATAAACTTCACCATTACTAAAAGTGTTTGCAGTAGCGTTAGCAGATACTGAGTTTGCTCCCCATACTAAGGCACTTGATGCATTGTTGGCTGAAGTAGCAGCCGATCCATCACCTTGCAAAAGACGAGATGAGTACCCAGATGTTGAGCCATTAAAACGGATGTTAATATCTTGAAAGTTGGCTGCATAAGTAGCTCTTGCAGAAACTTTAATAACTAAATCAGTGTAGGTCGAAGGAATAGAAGTAAACGAAATTGTGCTAGAGCCACCTGCTGCCGTTAAGGATGCAATCTTGGTAAATGTAGTAGGCATTATGCCGCCTTAATTCCGTAGAGG